CCAAGCCACGGTCGGATTCCAACACATCCGACAATCACCACAATGACCACCACGGCTCGGTGCTTCGCACAAGGTGGCGCCGTCCACTAACGGCGACGGTACGGAGCCTATGCCGCGCGGTAGTGCGTCCGTGTGGACTGTGGACACGGGCAACCACCACCTACCGATTCCGATAGGTGGTAGACCGTCTACCATATGAGCTGATAAGCGGATCGTGAGGTTGGACGGTAGGTTGTCGGTTCCTGTGGCAATGGTGCCGTCCGAGGCTATGGATGATTGGCCAAGCGTCCGTAGCACGGTCTTATACTCCCGTGTCGGTAGCCAATGCGCCACGGTAGGAGTGCGACGCACCACTTCAATGATGCGCGCAAGGTGCGCCACGCTTTGGATGTCTCCAGAATCAAACCACCGAAAATATGGGACGCGCACGCAGAGTGCATTGATCAGCGTGGCCATGGATTTAACCCATGTCGGCGAATCAAGGCGCGCGTATCGCCGCTCCAGTGCCGATTGGACGTCCGGGAATACGTATCGTCCCTTGAGCGCGTAGCAGTCGGCGCATACGCTACCGCTCACTAGACGCAACGCGGAACCTACGATACAACGTGATGCCGGGATGGATGTCGACCAACCCGGCATCTTGGACGGCTTCGACAACCCTCCGACGTCATCCCATGCGGCTTGTAGTGCGACCCGTGGCGCTTTAGACATAGACCATACTCCTGATATAGGTTGGCTGAACACTGTCAAGATACCATGATACTCGACAAACGTCAAGGCGTATAGCTTCGGGTCGTGTCCAGCTGCGCGCATCCTATGGCGCCGAAAATCTCCCCAGTGGCGCCGACGTGGCGGTTGTCCAGGTGAAGGACCGTAAGCGGTATGGTGGCGATTGCGCGGCTGTGTGCGCGTGTGGGTTGTGTGTGTTGAACCCGTCAACCCTTGCGCGCACGCTGCAAAAACCACGCGGCGCAACCCGACGTCTGCGCACACGGTAGAGCGGCACGGTGGCGCGCATCGCGGAAAACGCGCTGAATGGTAATGGTGATTGACAGATGGCAGTGGAGAGTAGGCGGGTGTCAGTGGGCAGATGGGAGTGGTCAGTGGTTTATGGCTGTGTGGTCAGTGGTTGTTGTTCATGGATCTGTGGCTGGTATGGAGGTTGTATGTGTTTGCATGGTGACTCTGTGATGGTCTGTATGGTCTGTGGGAGGATGTGAGTGTGTTGCTTGGATTGTTGTGGTGAGGGGGTATGGCTTAGTCTTGATGATTCGGTGTAGTAGATACCCCCGCCGAAGTTTTTGCCCCCAAAGCCTTCTGGCGCGCTGGGTTGCATGGGGTGGTATGCTACGGGGGTCGGACATGCCCTGGAAGGGGTTGCAATTACACTTCTGTAATGCACTGTAATACTTGGAGTAATTTTGGATTTAGGTATGTTTAGCTTCAAATTACTAAGTAATTGCGAGTAATTACTGAGTAATTACTCTTCCCCCCAGGTCTATATAATAGACCGGGGGAGTAATTACGGTATTACCGTGGGAGAGAAGAGGGTAAGGGAGGGTCGATGGCTGTCCAGAGGTCGTTGTCACTGGGTAGGTCGAACGCGGACCGTCAGAGGGATGCAGCGAAGCGGAAGGAGGTATTCCTCCTGGCGTATGAGGAGCATGGGACGATCCGTGGTGCGGCGAAGGCGGCTGGTATAGCGAGGGACTCGTACAAGCGGTGGCACGCGGAGGACATGGAGTTCGTGCGTCGGTTGGACGAGATGAAGCAGTCTTTCGCGGAGTCGTTGGAAGGTTTGGCGTTGGAGCGGGTGCGCAACCCTGACAAGAACCGGGGGAGTGACTTGTTGTTGACGGTGCTTTTGAATGCCAATATGCCGTCGAAGTACCGGCCTCAGACGGCGATGAGTGAGGACTCGGCGAAGGAGTTGATCATCGAGTGGCGGAGGGCGTCGCGGGAGGTGAAGAAGGACGTGGAGATCGACGGTGGGGTGGAGGAGATGCCGGTGTCGGATGTAGTGGAGAAGACGTTATCCGAGATATTGGAGAGACGGGGCAATGCCGTTAAGGAAGGGAAGGTCGAAGAAGGCGGTGAGCCAGAACATCAGGACGCTCCGGCGTGAGGGTAGGCCGCAGAGGCAGGCGGTGGCGATAGCGATGTCCAAGGCTGGGAAGACCAGGAAGAAGCGTTGACGACACTCACGAGGGGTCCGACGTTACGTGACTACCTTTTTACGAAGGTTGGTTTCGTGCCTACGGAGGAGCAGAGGCTCATCCTCGACTCCACGTACCGCTTCAACCTCGTCGCGGGGGGTGAGCAGGCCGGGAAGAGCCTCATCGCCTCCAAGTACCTGCTCTCACGCTTCGCTGAGACAGAGGAGCGTGGGTTGTACTGGCTCGTTGCAGCGGACTATGAGCGTACTCGTGCGGAGTTTGAGTACCTCTTGCAGGACTTCACCGCCCTCGGCATACTCCGAGAGGCATCCAAGAGAGTGGATCCTGGTCATCTACTGCTTGCTGATGGTACGAGAATCGAGACGAAGTCGGCAAAGGACCCGAGGACGCTCGCCATGCGGGCCCCGAACGGGGTGATCGGGTGCGAGGCGTCGCAGCTCGACATAGAGACCTTCTTCAGGCTCCGTGGGAGGTGTGCGCCGAAGCGTGGGTGGATGTTCTTGGCCGGGACGTTCGAGGGTTCGCTGGGCTGGTATCCCCAGATGTTCACGGCGTGGGCCTCCGGGGCGGAGAAGGACGCACGGGCGTTCTCGTTGCCGAGCTATACCAACGTCCACCTCTACCCAGGGGGGCAGTCAGACCCGGAGATCCTGCGCCTCAAGGAGGCTTCGAGCGACGACTTCTTCATGGAGCGGATCGAGGGGAAGCCGAGCCCGCCTAAAGGGCTGGTGTTCCCGGAGTTCCGTCCTGATATGCATATAAGTGAGGTGAGATATGAGCGAGGAGAACCCGTCCACCTCTGGATGGACCCGGGTTATGCGGGCGCTTATGCCGTGGAGGCGGTCCAGGTCATCGGAGAGCAGCTCCGGGTCATCGACGAAGTCTACGAGCAAGGACTCGTCACCGACGACATCATCGACGTCGTCCGTTCCAGAGAGTGGTGGCCTGATGTCCGCTTTGGAGTCATTGACATCGCAGGGACCCAGCACCAAGCCATGGCAGCCCCCGCAGAAGTCTGGCTCGACAAGGCAGGACTCTACCTCTCGAGCCAGAAGATCAGGATCAACGAAGGGACGGAGCGGCTCAAAGGGTGGTTGAAGATAGACCCGAGGACGCACGCGTCCAGGATCGTGTTCAACCCCAAGTGCAAGGGCATATTGTCCGAGTTCGGGGCTGCGCCCAACCCGTTTGACGGCCAGACGAAGGCGTACCGGTGGAAGACCGACCGTGAGGGCAACATCGTTGGCGATATCCCCGAAGACAAGTATAATCACGGCGTGAAAGCGGTGGTCTACGGCCTCATAGACCGTTTCGGGTACGGGTACGTCGAGGGACGCGACCGGATCCACGTGAAGAGGTGGGTGTAGATGGCACGCAGGAAGCCCGAGGACATCGTCGAGCTGGTGGACGCCCACTACGACTCGACGGAGCCGCTCAGACAGCGTATGCAGGACGACCATGCGCTCTACAGGCTGGAACCATACGATGCGGGCGAGGGGTATCAGAGCTATACGTCGAACGAGCCGCAGACCTACGCGGAAAAGGTCATCGGGTGGGTCACCGGGGCCGAGATGACGGTGCGCATACCCCACGACGGGGCCGACCAGGAGCTGAGAGAGCGCAACGACAAGAAGGAGCGGTTCCTGATAGGCGTCCTCCAGGCCGCGGACGAACGCCTGTGCCGGATGATGCTCCCGCCGCTCCGTGACCAGCTCGCATGGTACGGGGTCATCCGTGGCTGGTACGCTGGGCGGGCGCTCCTCGCCAAACGCGAGGACGGCTCGACCTACGTGGACATCACCCCGTGGGACCCGCTCCACACCTACTGGGGCACCGGCCCGGACGGACTGGACTGGGCCTGCTACCGGATGCCGAAGACCAAGACGCAGATATTCTCCCAGTACAACGTGAAGGTGGACTGGGACACCCCGTTCGAGGCGGACGGGATAATGGTCTACGACTTCTACGACAAGGAGATGAACACCATCCTGATCCACAACGGGTCGGGAGACCGCCCCATGGTGCGTGTGGTGAAGAAGCAGATGCGGCACGGGGCGGAGCAGGTGCCGGTGTTCCTGGGGCCGATAGGGGCGAACCCCTATGTCGTGGCCCTCTCCCAGTCCACCATGCACGACACCATCGCGGACGTCGGTGAGTCGGTCTTCCGCTCGACGCGGGACCTCTACCC